CAATGAAGAATCAGGAAAGAGAGCTATTAACTTAGTCCGTGCCCCATCATGCGGGCAGACGTTCGGTTTATCATCGTCACACAGTAAATCATAGTTTTCGTTCGCCAAAATAATGCGATAGTCTGCTCGAGAATAATCCGGCATTTCTGACAATAAATCATCAATTTCCGATTGTGCGGCCTCATGTGTGGGGAATGTCATTGGCTTATCATCCTCCGTCCAACAATTTTCCCATGTGTTACCGAAACGGGTTTCGACTATGTAGGTCATACGCCCTCCCGCATCATTGGCGACAATTCACGCAAAGCATCATCAAGGCCAATCCCGTCAGTAAATGACGCATAGGCACTGTCGCCCCACCAATGGCCCTCCACAGTGTGTGTGCGCGTGTTAACCCATATGTTTGGCCCGCCAAAGGCCACCAGTACGCGAGCGCCTAAGTATTCGCCCCGATTGTTGACAATGTATTCAATATCGAGCGCATCCTCTAGGTAATCGAATGCGCCAAAATCCTCTCCGTCTGAATTCTTTTCATCGCCGAAGCCATTGGATAGCATAGCTGCAATTTGTTGGACATGGTTTTTAACGTCTGACATGGTTTCTCCATAAAAACCCCGAAGGGCATAACAGTTTGCGATAGTGCAAACCCTACAGCACCGACCCGCGATGCTGTAAGAGTGCATTATTGTGGTTTGAGTGTCTCCAATTGTGTTTGCATATCGGCGAGACGCATGGCCCATAACTGTTCGTTGTACTTGTCGCGATTGTGGGCAAACCAGTTTGCATGGCTGCAATTGGTTTTGCGGATGTGCCACACCTTACCGCCGCCATATCCAACGTATTCGCCCTTGCGGAATGCACTCTTTTCGATGTTGTGTAGTGTCATGGTGTAGTCCTTATGCGGTTATTGCTTCAATGGCCTTAGCCTTCATTGCATCACTGGCAAGGCCATGCATAGTCCAACAGTCTCTATCGCCCCAATACGCGGCCTCGTCGTCGTCTGTAACTATTTTCTTTACCTGACTAATCAGTAAGATGTTACGAATCCGATTAGACGGCCTATCGAATTGGTAGAAAATCCATTTAGTGAAAAATTGGATGTACTCGTCGCGGTTTACTTTGCTTTGCATGGTGATGTCCTTTGATGCTAAAAACCCCGAAGGGCGATAAAGAGAGGCGAAATTCTGACCCTCTCACAGTAATAGCATAATAGAATCGTGCCAAGGTTTGTAAGTCGTTGATTTATAAGACCCCTCCAAAACCCTAATGTGTTTATATACAGTTAATAAGTAACGGTACTATAGTTGGATAGAGCCAGATAGAGCCAGGATATGGAGCCAGATAGAGCCAGATGGTAGGCAATTAGGTATGGCAATAAAGGTGCATCTCGATTCCACATTATGAAACTTCACATAATCTTGGAGACCCCATGCCAACTTCATTCCACATGGTGAAACGTTCCACATTGTGAGATGCTTCACATAACGTGACCTGGGTGTGAGTGAGTGATGGGGGGGGGAGGGGTACGGTGTGAGTGTGAGAAATTGATGGAGCCCCCTCACCACCGAAAAAGCTAAATTAGCCACTAAACTAGCTAGAACTTCCGCATGAGAAGAAGAGACCATCCTGTGAATTAAGCAGACGAACTATGGCATCCACTGGGGGGAATCTCATTAGAGATGCAGCACCTTGTTTATCTAAGCTAACCTTGTTAGGCTCTACCTGTTGCACCCGTTCGCTCTTAGCTACTAGAATTGCTGATAGACTCGCTACGTTTATCTGGGTTGGTAAGCTGCCTGCCTTCCCAAGGGCTGGATGATGGCCCCGATTCATTATGGCACAGGTCTCCGAAAGGGTAAAGATGAGAAAGATGACACTAGAGAGATTTGCAAAAAATCCTCCTGCGGTGCTACCTAAGACTGAATCACAGCGTATCAAAGAGCTAAAAGACATGATGATTAGCGCGTCTGGCAAGGATGTTGTCAGCAAGGTGATTGAGATTGCTCTTAACGATGAGCATCCAGGTCAGGTCACTGCGCTCAAGATGTGTATGGATAGGGCGCTGCCTGTGTCTATGTTTGAGAAGGACAAGGGCGCTAGGTCTGCTGTGACTATCAACATCACTGGCATTGGCGACACTCCTATTGTCAACCGTGTCAACGAAGAGGTTATTGATGTCTGACCTTAACTTTAGTCTGCTCCCTTGGCAGCGCGAGGTCTTTACTGACAAGTCACGGTTTAAGGTTGTTGCTGCTGGTCGGCGGTGTGGGAAGTCTCGCTTGGCGGCTACCGCACTCATCATTGAGGCATTACAATGTCCTGCGGGTTCAGCAGTCTTGTATGTGGCTCCAACGCAGGGACAGGCACGTCAGATTATCTGGGATGTGTTGATGGAGATTGGCAGGGAAGTCATTGCTAACTCTCATGTGAACAACATGGACATCACCATGATTAACGGAGCCAAGATTTACGTCCGTGGCGCTGATAGACCAGATACGCTGCGCGGTGTGAGTCTGACCTACGCTGTGCTTGACGAGGTTGCGGACATCAAGCCTGAAGCCTGGGAGCAAGTTATCCGAGCTTCTCTGTCAGACAAGAAGGGCCGCGCTATTTTCATTGGAACTCCCAAGGGCCGTAACTGGTTTTATGACTTGTTCAAGCTAGGCCAGAAAGAGGAAGATAATGATTGGAAGTCTTGGCACTTCACCACTCAAGACAATCCCCTGATTGACCCTGACGAGATTGAGTCTGCTAAGAAAACGCTGAGTAGCTTCGCTTTTAAGCAAGAATACTTGGCTTCTTTTGACAATGCTGGTAGCGATACCTTCAAAGATGAATGGATAAAATATGGCATCGAGCCTGAACACGGTAGTTACTTCATTGCAATCGACTTGGCTGGCTTTGAAGAAGTGGCTAAACAAGCTGCTAATGCGAAAAAGCGACTAGACGAGACATCAATCTGCGTTGTTAAGGTCACTGAAGACGGTAAATGGTTTGTCAAAGAGATTGACCACGGGCGGTGGGACATCCGTGAGACTGCTGCCAAAATAGTGATGAAGATGCGGGATTACCGCCCAATTAGTGTTGGAATTGAGCGCGGAGCGTTAAAAAACGCTGTTTTGCCGTACTTGTCGGATTTGATGCGGAAAAATAATGTATATTCCCACATAGTTGACCTGACCCACGGCAATCGGAAAAAGACGGACAGAATTATCTGGAGTCTCCAAGGACGCTTTGAACATGGGCGCATCATTCTGAACAAGGAAAAGGACTGGGATGTTTTCATCGACCAACTCCTGATGTTCCCAGCGCAAGGCGTACATGATGACTTGCCAGATAGTCTTGCATACATTGACCAACTAGCCGTAACATCCTACTATGAGCAGGATGAAGACGATGAAGAATGGGCACCGATGGACGTTATTTCGGGAATATAGATGGCAAAACTTGACCAAAACGATTTCGATGAGCCGACTCCCGAAGACAAGGAGTTAGTCGCTTTTATCACCGACCACTGCGACCGCTGGCGTGATTATCGTAACACCAACTTTCTTGATGACTACCTAGAGTACGAGCGCATCTTCCGTGGCGAATGGGCCGCTGAAGACAAAACCCGTGACTCTGAGCGTAGCCGTATCGTGACTCCTGCTACCCAGCAAGCAGTCGAGACGCGCCATGCGGAAATCATGGAAGCCATCTTTGGTCAGGGTGAATTCTTCGACATTGAGGATGACATCAAGGATGTGAACGGCACTCCACTTGATGTTGCTGCGCTCAAGGCGCAGATGATGGAAGACTTCAAGAAGGACAAAATCCGCAAGTCTATTGACCAGATTGAGCTGATGGCTGAAATCTATGGCACTGGCATCGGTGAAATCGTTGTCAGCATGGAAAAGGAGTTCACTCCTTCTACGCAACCAATTCCAGGACAGCCAGGGCAAGCTGCCATTGGCGTTATTGAAAAAGAGCGCGTTGGGGTAAAGATTGTTCCTGTTAACCCCAAAAACTTCCTTTTTGACCCAAATGGGACATCAGTCGATGACTGCATGGGTGTTGCCATTGAGAAGTATGTATCCATACACAAAATCGTGCGCGGCATTGAACGTGGCATTTACCGCAAGGTAAACATCACGCCGACCTATGACGATACAGACCTTGAGCCAACTCAAGAAGTCGTGCAGTTCCAAGACGAAAAAGTGGTGCTGCTAACCTATTATGGTCTGGTTCCGCGAGAGTACCTAAAGAAGGTGAATGAGGAAGTTGCAGTCCTATTCCCTGAAGACTCTATTGCCGAAGAATACCAAGACATGGTAGAGGCAATCATAGTCATTGCGAACAATGGGTTGCTGCTCAAGGCAGAAGAAAACCCATACATGATGAAAGACCGCCCTGTCTTGGCCTATCAAGATGATACGGTTCCGAATCGCCTGCTGGGTCGTGGCACTGTAGAAAAAGCCTTCAATATGCAGAAAGCTATTGATGCACAGGTTCGTAGCCACTTGGACTCGTTGGCATTAACGACATCACCCATGATTGCGGTAGATGCTACCCGCTTGCCCCGTGGAGCAAAGTTTGAAGTTAAGCCTGGAAAGGCTTTCCTGACAAACGGCAATCCATCAGAGATTTTGATGCCATTCAAGTTTGGCAATACAGATGGCAATAATCTAGCTACTGCCAAAGACTTTGAGCGTATGTTGCTACAAAGCACTGGTACGCTGGATTCACAAGGAATGGTGTCTGCTGGTGCGCGTGACATGGGCCAGGGTGGTATGTCGATGGCTGTTGCATCCATCATCAAGCGGTACAAGCGCACTTTGGTGAACTTCCAAGAGGATTTCTTAATCCCGTTCATCAACAAGGCTGCTTTCCGCTTTATGCAGTTTGACCCAGAGCGTTACCCCTCTGTGGACATGAACTTTTTGCCGACTGCTACGCTTGGCATTATTGCCCGTGAGCATGAGCAGCAGCAGTTCATTGGCTTGTTACAGACTCTTGGCCCGAATACACCTGTCCTACCTATCATTTTGAAGGGCATCATCCAGAATTCCAGCCTGAGTAATCGCTTTGAGATGATTGCGGCCCTTGACCAAATGAGCCAAGCTGACCCGCAGGCGCAGCAAATGGAGCAAATGAAGACGCAACTGGCTCTTCAGGCTGCTCAAGCGCAGATTGCGGTCAATACAACCCAAGCAGAGCAGAATCGTGCAGAGGCTAACAAGCTCAACACTGAGGCGCAGCTTATGCCGCAGGAATTGCAGGCTAAGGCTCTGGCTGCTGCTACCAAAAACCTGCCTCAGCAGTCTGATGCCAACCAAGTCGAGTTCGATAAGCGTGTCAAAATCGCTGAATTGATGCTCAAAGAGGCCGACATCAAGAACAAGTCTAAGATTGTTGAGCTACAGATGCAGGATAAACGCTCAACAATGGAACAAGACTTCCTCAACCGCATCACTACGGAATTGCAGTAATGAGCATTCTTGAAGAAGTAAGCAAAATGTCTGCTGAAGAGCAGATGGCAATGGCTGTTGCATTGCAAAATGCTGCATCTCAGAAAGTTAACCAAGCTCGCAGCGAGAACATTGGCAAAAGCGTAGAAGTTGTCATCAATGGCTTGAAGAAAATCAAGACAGACCTTGAGGCGCGTTTTGATGAGCTAAATGGCACGATTCAGTCCAAAGCAAACTCACTCTCCAATGGCAAAGATGGGAAAGATGGGCGCAATGGCAAGGATGGCGCACCTGGGCGTGATGGAAAAGATGGCGCTACTGGCCCAGCAGGTACAAATGGTGTTGATGGTGCAGATGGTACTGATGGTGTAAGCGTTTCAAGTGCTTTTATTGACTTTGATGGCAGTCTGACCATTGTTCTGAGCAACGGAACAGAAATCAATGCTGGCGAAGTCGTACCAATGGATGTTGCAGAGAAGATTAAGGTCATCACCAATGGTGGTGGAACTTCTCAGTCTGTTTTAGACTCTATTGCAAGCCTGCAAGCTCAGATAACTGCACTCATTCCTAGCCAAACAGGGAATAGCGGTAAATATTTAACCACCAATGGTTCTGTGCTTTCATGGGCAACTGTTCCTGGGATATTGAACTACCAAGGCACTTGGAACGCATCTGTTAACACGCCAACATTGGCATCTAGCACTGGTACGCAGGGTTACTATTACATTGTTGGAACTTCTGGCTCTACAAATCTGAATGGAATCATAGATTGGGTAGTTGGTGATTGGCTTCTATTCAATGGTTCTGTTTGGCAGAAGATTGATACAACGGATTTAGTCACATCAGTAGCAGGCCGTACTGGTGCTATAACACTAAGCACTACAGACATTAGTGGTCTTGGCACTATTGCTACGCAAGCGGCATCGTCTGTTGCCATCACAGGCGGCTCTATTACTGGCATTACAGACTTGGCTGTAGCAGATGGTGGAACAGGCTCATCTACGGCTTCAGGCGCAAGAACAAACTTAGGATTAGTAATTGGGACTGATGTCTTAGCTCCTACTGGCTCTGCTGCATCTCTAACGAGTTTCCCTACTTTTAACCAGAATACTACTGGAACTGCATCAAATGTGACGGGAACAGTTGCAGTTGCCAATGGTGGAACAGGGCTAACAGCAGCGCCAACAAACGGTCAGATTGACATTGGCAGTACTGGAGTTGGATTTGTTCGTACAACATTGACTGCTGGAACTGGGATTAGTGTTAGCAATACAGCAGGCGCTATTACCATTGCATCCTCAGTAACTCCTGTTACATCTGTAACTGGAACTTCTCCTGTTGCATCCAGTGGAGGTATAACTCCTGCAATTAGCTTGGCTGCTTCATATGGTGACACACAAAACCCATATGCATCAAAGACAGCAAACTATGTTCTTGCTGCTCCAAATGGTGCTGCTGGAGCGCCTACATTCCGTGCGATTGTTGCAGCAGATGTTCCTACACTAAATCAAAATACCAGTGGAACAGCAGCAGGATTGTCCGCAACCCTTGCAATTGCATCTGGCGGTAGTGGAGCGACTACCGCACAGTTGGCAATGAACGCCTTTGCTGGAGCAGTGACTAGTGGCTCTTATCTGCGCGGTAATGGCACAAATGTGGTGATGAATACCATCCAGGCTGCGGATGTGCCAACACTAAATCAAAGCACTACAGGCAGCGCAGGCTCTGTTGCAACTACGAACTTTTCTATTGTTGAATCAGGTGGAAAGTTGCTCTTTAAGTATGGTGCTACTACAATTGCGTCCATGACTTCTGCTGGAGTGATTACTGCGCTTTCCGACATCTCCGCGAACAACACACCTTAATAGGACGAATCATGGCAACTACCGTCACGCTTAAACCGAATGCAATTGACATCTCTGGGTCAACGTCAGGCACTACCACATTGCAGGCTACTGCGGTGGCTGGCACTACAACCATTACGCTTCCAGCCGCTACCGATACCTTGGTTGGCAAGGCTACTACTGACACTTTGACCAACAAGACGCTGACTGCTCCTGTAATTAGTACCATAAGCAATACAGGAACTCTGACGCTTCCTACATCAACAGATACGCTAGTTGGTCGTGCTACCACGGATACGCTGACTAACAAGACGCTGACAACGCCAACAATCAGCCAACTGACTTCTGCGGCAGCTACCGCACTCACGTTGCAAAGCGCAGGAACTACGGCGGTTACTGTAGACACAAGCCAGAACGTGGGGATTGGTACTACTTCTCCCGTAGCACAACTAGCCGTTTCTGGAGTTGGTCAAACAACTGCGGCAATGTCTACATCAACAGGATTGGGTGGAACTCTATATGTCAGAGATGGGTCGGGCGCAGCAGGAAATGGCGGTGCTGTCATGTTTGGCGCAACTCAAGGTGCTTGGGCCGCAATAAAAAGCCTTTTAACAGATGGTTCAAATAATACACTTGGTGCATTAGCATTTTCAACTCGCAATGCTAGTGCAGATACCACTTTAACTGAACGGATGCGTATCGATTCCGGCGGCAACGTGGGGATTGGCACAAGTTCGCCAACAACATATGGCTCTGCTCAGAAAACATTTGCAGTACAAGGTTCAAGTGGTACTGTTGCGGGATACGTTGCGGCTGTTTCATCAGATGCAACAAGGTCAATTAGCTTGTATTCTGGCCTGACTTCGGCTGATAACCCATCAATCATTTATACAGGTGATTTAAGATTTGGTTCGGCTACATCAACCAATGGTGTTACGGGCTACTCAGAACGGATGCGTATTGACTCTAGCGGCAGGGTGGCAATTAACACAAGCAGTCCAAACACAAGCGCAACTACAACAATCAAACAAGGTACTAGCGCTTACCAACTTCAACTAGAGCAAAGCAATGCAACGGATGGTTACGGATTGCGTTGCGATGCGGCTGATGGAGATTTAACATTTAGCCGTTATGCAAGCAGCGCATATACGCTAAGAATGCGTCTTTCAGCCGCTGGCATTGTTACTATGCCTGCTTATGGTGCTGGCGCAGCAACATTTTCAGCGGCTGGCGTTATATCTTCTGTTTCTGATGAAACATGGAAAATAAAAGACGGTGTGCCTGTTGACCCTGATTCGATGCTTAATAAGCTAGAACCCGGATATTGGTACTACAACGATGAAAAGAAAGACACTTTTGGAACTGATAGGCAGTTAGGTTTTTACGCTCAAAACGTAAATACTGCCATCGGCCCAGAAGCAGCCCCAATCCCAGAAGAAGGAAAGCCGTGGGGCTACTATGACCGGTCTGTTTTGGCGGTGACTGTGATGTCTCTACAAAAAGCACTAGCAACTATTGAATCCCTAACGGCCCGTATCGCGGCACTTGAAGCTAAGTAAGGACTACCATGACTACAACTTGGACAATCACACAGACTGACTATTTGGTAGCAGACGGTTTTATCACTACAGCGCACTGGACAGCATCCGCTGTTGATGGCGCATACACCGCTGGCGCTTACGGAACTTGCGGGTTTGCCGCTGCCACGCCATCCATCCCATACGCCAGCGTGACCCAACAGGAAGTGCTGGACTGGTGCTGGGCTAACGGCGTGGACAAGGATGCTGTTGAAATTGGCCTTGCTGCACAAATTGGGCTGCTAAAAACCCCTGTAATTGCCGCTGGCGTTCCCTGGAGCGCGTAACGCATGACCCCTGAGCTTCAGAAGTACTATGAGGACAGGTTCAATCTGTTCTCAATGGATGGTTGGAAAGACTTAATTGAAGATGTTGATAAAATTATTGCTTCAATAAACAACATTGCAACAGTTTCTGATGAAAAAGACCTACAATTCAAAAAAGGTGAGCTTTCAATTCTTACTTGGCTGAAAACCTTGAAAGAGGCCAGTGAGACTGCATACGAGGAATTGAATGAAAAGAATGTATGATTACGCCTGCAAATGCGGGCAAAAGTTTGAGAGATTTACCACTTATGAGGCGGTAAATATCCAATGTGAGTGTGGTGAACTAGCAGTTCGCGCACTCTCTGCTCCAGCGTTTAACTTGGAAGGTTGGTCTGGAAGTTTCCCATCTGCGTATGAGAAATTTTCAAAAAGACATACCGACAAGCTAAAAGCTGAGCGCAAAGCTAACGCACAAACATGAAAGTGTCGCGTTAATCTCCTACAACCGAAAGTACGGCAGGAAAAGGAAACGATATGTTGATTGACAAAGAAGACGAGACGCTTGGCGAGTTGGAAGTTGAAGAGACTAGACAACAACAGGCCCATGAACTTCCTGATAAATACAGGGACAAAAGTTTAGAGGACATTGTGAAGATGCACCAAGAAGCTGAAAGGCTTATTGGAAAGCAGGCACAAGAAGTTGGCGAAGTACGAAAACTTGCAGACGAGCTAATTAAGCAGAACCTTTCTTCTAAGCAGCAATATGTTAGAGAGGAAGAGCCAGAAGTAGATTTCTTTGAGAATCCACAGAAGGCAGTTCAGAAGACGATTGATAGCCATCCTGATGTGGTAGCCGCTAGACAAGCGGGCATCGAGTTCAAGAAGGCTCAGATTCAGCAGAAGTTATCGCAGGCACACCCTGATTTTGTGCAAGTTGCACAAGACCAGAACTTTGTGAATTGGGTGAAATCTTCACCTGTTCGCTTGGGGCTGTATGCGAAGGCAGATGGTGAGTTTGATTTTGATTCGGCCAACGAACTGATTTCTACCTATAAAGAGTTGCGTGGCGTGAAGACTAAACAAGCCGAACAAGCTGGTCAAACAGCTAGGGCCAATAGCATGAAAGCCGCAGCAGTCGATACAGGTGGAACTGGAGAGAGTTCAAAGAAGGTTTACCGAAGGGCTGACCTGATTCGGCTGAAGATGACCGACCCATCTCGCTACGATGCGCTAAGTGATGAAATCATGACCGCATACGCAGAGGGACGGGTCAAGTAACTAACTTTTGATTTTGGAGAATTAACATGGCATTTCCTACACCAGCGGTTACAACAACCACCGCTAATACCTTTATCCCTGAGATTTGGTCTGATGAAATCGTTGCGGCCTACAAGAAGAATCTTGTTCTGGCTAATCTGGTTACGAAGATGAATTTCAAAGGCAAGAAAGGCGACACCGTTCACCTGCCTGCGCCTTACCGTGGCACTGCTTCTGCTAAAGCAGCAAGCACTGCTGTTACCCTGATTGCAGCTACTGAGACTACCGTTGACGTTTCCATCAACAAGCACTATGAATATAGCCGCTTGATTGAGGACATCGTTGAGGCACAAGCTCTGAATAGCCTGCGCTCGTTCTATACCTCTGATGCTGGTTATGCTCTGGCGAAACAAATTGACACCGATTTGGTTCAGCTTGGTCGTAACTTCAACGGCGGTACTGCTGGAAGCGCCCGCTACACTGCTGCTTACATTGGCGGCGATGGCACTACCACTTTTGACTACTCTGCCAATTCCAGCGCTGGTAACGCCTCTGCTTTGACCGATGTGGCTATCCGCCGCACCATCCAGCGCCTGGACGATAACGATGTTCCTATGGACGGTCGTTTCTTCATCATTCCTCCTTCAAGCCGCAATACGTTGATGGGCCTTGCCCGTTACACCGAGCAGGCTTTTGTGGGCAATGGTGATGCAATCCGTAATGGCGAAATTGGTCAACTGTACGGCATGGCTGTTTTTGCTACCAGCAACGCTGACTCTGCATCTGCTACCGCTGCGTTCCCCGCAAGCGGCACTGCAATTGCCCGTGTCTGCTTGATGGGTCACAAAGACGCTTTGGTGTTGGTTGAGCAAGTTGGTGTTCGCACTCAGACTCAGTACAAGCAAGAATACCTTGCTACGTTGCTGACCGCCGATACTCTGTACGGTGTGAAAGCTCTGCGTGATAGCGCCACCGCTGGCGAGCCTAACTCGTCCGCAGCCTACGCTCTGGTCGTACCAAGCTAATGGTAATCCCCCTGCCTAACGGTGGGGGGTTCTTTTTTTAGGAGTACAAATATGGCTGCTGCTACCTCTGTTGTTTCCCGCCGTGGTAATGACCAATTTCGTGGAATTTTCTCTGATACTTGGGCAGTTTCCTGCACTTTGGATTCTGCATCTGTTGCAGACCAAGCCGCTGGAACTGATACAGTCACCGTTGCTGGTGTTGCTCTTGGTGATGTTGTTATTGCTATGTCTGCTGGCGTAACTGAAGCAGGGCTTGTGCGCCGTGCTTATGTTTCTGCGGCTAACACTGTAACCATTGCTACAACCAACACTACTGGTTCCGCTGTAGACCTTGCATCTACCACTGTTAAATTGGTAATTGCACGGATTGTGTAAAGAGAGGGGGGCTTGCTCCCCTTTCTTGTTTTAAGGATTTTTATGGCTCAGTTCAAATGTTTGGTAAGTGGCAATTTTGTCAACTTCAATACGCAATACGATATTGAAGTTATGATGCAACATCCTGAATATGAACTAGTTAAAGAAGAACCCTTAAAACAAGAAGATGTGAAAAAATCTGTAGGCCGTCCTAAAAAGGTGCAAGAGCATGACCGAGATTAGTCCAAGAGAATTTGGCAAGCTAGAAGCTCAGGTAGAGGCTCTACAGGAGCAAGTTTCTCAGTTATCTAAAGATGTGAAAACACTTCTTGAGATGGCAAACCAAAGCAAAGGTGGCCTATGGGTCGGAATGTCAATAGCATCTGCCATTGGTGGTGCTATCACTTTCTTTGCTACTAAGATACTGCGATGAAAGAAGGTCTACTTTCTGGCGTGACTTGCCCTGTGTCTACACAGGACATCTCTATTAACTTGAAAAATAGGAACCATACTTTCAAAGAGTACGGCTATGGCCCTCCTAATCCCAATGAGGCAAATGATGCGTTTTGGCTAAAGAAAGCCAAGATGTATAACGCTCCTACTGCGACTATCAAAGGTATGCGCTGTGGCAACTGTGCTGCATTCATCCAGACTCCTAAGATGATGGCTTGCATTACGCAAGGTCTTGAAAAGGATGAAGAAGGCCTGTCCTATGACCAGCAGTTCATCAAAGCAGCAGACCTTGGATACTGCGATTTGTTCCAATTCACTTGTGCAGCGGCCCGTACTTGTGACGCATGGAAATCTGGTGGGCCTATTACTAAGGATAAAGCATGATGTACGGAAAATCCTCTAAGCCAGCAGCAAAATCTGCATCCAAGAAAAAAGCTATGCCATTGACTATCATGGTCGCAGTTGGCAAGCCAAAAATGCCTTTGCCTGTCCGTGGTCAGCGCACAGCCACTAACATGATGAAGAAATCAGGTCGAGGTAAATAATGGCATCTCTATCAGCACCAATCACTCTATTAAGCGCAGTTGGCGCTACTGGCGCATCTCCAGCAGTTCAAGTTGACGCTGGCAATCCAGCATTTTTGCAAGTTTCAGGCATTACATCAGCTACTGTTGCATTGCAAGGCAGTCTTGATGGTACAAATTGGGCAACTATTGGGACAGCATTGACTGCTAATGGCATCATTACTGTACAAAATGCTCCAACTTATTTGCGCGCAAATTGCACTGTTTTTGTAACAGGCACGATTACCGCCAAGATTCTGTACTAAGGAATAGCCATGAAAAAGCCCACAATGGCCCAAAAAAAGGTCAGCAAGGTAATGAAAGAGTACGGCAAAGGTGAACTGCACTCTGGCTCTAAAAAAGGCCCAGTAGTCAAGTCACAGAAGCAGGCCATTGCTATTGCATTGTCTGAAGCTGGAAAATCTAAACCGATGAAGAAGATGAAATGAAACAAGGTCTTTACGCTAATATTCATGCCAAACAAGCTAGGATTAAGGCTGGCTCTGGTGAAAAAATGAACAAGGTTGGGTCAAAGGCCGCACCTACTGCTGCTGATTTCAAGCAGGCAGCAAAGACTGCAAAGAAGGCAAAAAAGGTGAAATAGATGAAATCTCCAACTTGGCAAACAAAAGCTGGTCAAAATCCAAAAGGCGGCTTGAATGCCAAGGGCAGAGCATCTTATAATGCCGAAACTGGCGGCAACTTGAAAGCACCAGTAAAGTCAGGTGACAACCCTCGACGGGCCTCCTTTTTAGCGCGGATGGGCAATATGCCTGGGCCAGAGCAAAAGGATGGAAAGCCAACTCGTCTACTGCTCTCACTCAATGCATGGGGCGCATCCTCAAAGGAAGATGCTAAGGCTAAAGCCAAAGCAATTACTAGCAGGAACAAGGGTAAAAAATGAGGGCATTGTCAGTTGGCGCAAATCTCACAGCAAATACGCTAACAACTCTGTATACAGTACCTAAAGGGTACTATGCAAGGGTGGTATTGTTGCGGGCAGTGAATACAGGCTCACAAAAGCATATTTCTTTTGATTGGGTTGACACCTCTGCATCTACTACATATTCGCTTGTATATCAAACGGCCTTGTCTACAAAAACTACTCAAGATTGGGGCGGGACATCGTATTTTGTGATGGAAGAAGGTGACATACTAAAAGCAACATCTGAGGCTGCATCCACTTTTTCCGTTGTAGTTACCATTGAAGAAGAAGGATTAACGCGCACATGACTTACCTAGAACTTGTCAATGATGTTCTTGCCCGACTACGTGAGCAACAAGTTGCGACTGTCAGCGCTACGACCTATTCCACTTTGATTGGCAAATTTGTAAATGATGCAAAGCGTCAAGTAGAAGATGCATTTCCTTGGAATATCCTTAGCAAAGACATCACTGTCACCACTTCCGCTAGTGTATACAAGTATTCTTTGACAGGCGCAGGACAGAAATTTCAGGTCTTGGATGCTATCAATTCAACATCCAACATCCCGCTGGAAAACATCAGTTTTACGCAAATGAATCGCTATCAGAATTATGCGATTGTTCCAGCCTCAACTATCCCAAATCAATACGTCTTTGATGGAGTGGATACAAACTACGATGCAAAGGTAACGCTGTATCCTCGTCCAGATGGCGTTTATAGCCTTCTTTTCTCATTGGCAGTTCCACAGGCTGCTTTATCGTCTGATAGCACCGTATGCCTCGTTCCTGACTCCTTAGTGGCACAGAACGCATATTCCCGTGCATTGATTGAGCGTGGTGAAGATGGTTCTATGAACTCTTCTGAGGCATTCTTGCTGTATAAGTCGATGCTCTCTGATTATATTGCATTGGAAGGAACTCGCTTCCCTGATTACGATGGATTTGTAGCAACATGAGCCAAACACTACAGTCCTACAGCGTATCAGCGCCTGGGTTCTATGGGTTGAACACCCAAGATTCCCCGTTGGACTTGGCTTCGGGTTTTGCATCTATTGCTACCAATGCAGTAATTGACCAGTACGGGCGCATTGGCTCCCGCAAAGGTTACTCAAGGGTAAACCCATCTAGCGGAACTCTTGGCGCTAACAATGTTGGTGTTATCCATGAATTGGTGCAATCTGATGGAACTTTGACTGTTTTGTTTGCAGGAAATGGAAAACTGTTTAAGTTGGGCGCTTCAGATGCAGTGACAGAATTGACCTATGGGGGGGGAGGTACTGCGCCAACAATCACAGCAAATGATTGGCAGATATGCTCTCTTAATGGCATTGCTTTCTTCTTCCAAACAGGCTATGACCCACTCATTTATGACCCTGCCGTTAGCACTACGACATTCCGCAGGATAAGCGAGAAAACTGGTTACACAGGCACTGTTCCATTGGCAAACATTGGAATCTCTGCCTTTGGTCGCCTTTGGGTGGCAAGCACTACAACTGACAACACAACTATCACTTTTTCTGACCTATTAACTGGTCATATATGGAGTGGTGGCACTTCAGGAACATTGGATGTAAGCCGTGTTTGGCCCAATGGCGCAGACAAAATTGTTGGCCTAGCTTCACATAATGGGTTTCTGTTCATCTTTGGGCAGCGTCAAATCCTTGTCTATGCCAATGCCACTACACCTGCAACCATGCAGTTGAGTGATTCTATTTCTAGCGTTGGATGCCTTGGGCGTGACACTATTCACACCACAGGTAGTGACATCGTTTTTCTGTCAAACAGTGGAGTACGTTCGTTATTGCGTACTATCCAGGAGAAGTCTGCGCCTTTGCGTGACCTGTCTAAGAATGTCCGCAATGACCTAATGACTGCACTTTCAACAGAAACGCTTGCTAACTGCAAGGCTGTTTACTCTGAAATCAATGCTTTCTACCTGTTAAGCCTTCCTGTTACAAAACAGGTCTATGTTTTTGATACCAAGACACAATTGCAAGATGGCGCTGCCCGTGTAACTACATGGGACTCCATTGAGCCTACTTGCTTCTTGTCCAGACGCAATGGTGACTTGCTCATTGGCAAATCTGGCTACATTGGTAAGTACGATACCTATCTTGATAACGCATCAACTTACAGGCTGCAATACTTCACCAACTATGCTGACTTTGGTGACATTGGCATCACCTCTATCTTAAAGAAAATACTTGTAACTGTCATTGGCGGCTCTAATCAAGGATTTACAATTAAGTGGGGATTCGACTTTGCTGGGCAATATTTCTCAGAAAACGTATCTATTCCAACTACTTCAGTTGCACAATACGGCGTTGCTGAATATGGAGA